AATAAAACCCACTAATAGTTTGGTAGGCCTCTTAGCCCTTTGAGGCTTACCAAACCTTAACAAGTAAGGAGCTACAAAATGCCAGCCACGTATGTAACAGCTGCTACCTTGAAGGCTAGCCTGGGCGTGGGCACTTTGTACGATTCTTATACCTGGATAGAGGACACCTGCCAAGCCGCACAAGATTTAATAAACGGCTTTTTGTGGTTTGATAGCGCGCCCGTAGTTGGTACCGCGTTGGTGTCTAATGTCGCTACCGTTATGGTTGCTAACCCTGGCATCTTTACTACGGGCCAATCGGTAACAGTTGCCGGGGCTGGCTCAACTTTTAACGGTACTTTTACAATTACGGGCACTATTCCATTTTCTACAGGCACAGCTAATATATTGCCTGCCTTTAATATGCAGCTTAACTATTGGCAATTCCCACAGGGCTATAGCTTTATTCAATATGCTAAAACTGCTAGTGACCAAAACTTTAGGCGCGTACTGCCTTATGGCACTATGACAGGTGACGATACAAAAACTGCCACCTACGCCAATACCCCAGCCATTAACGCTGCAGCTCTAATGCTGGCAGAAAATATATGGACGTCTAGATTTAGTACTCAAAACGGCGGCACTAGCCTAGATGGTTACAGCCCTAGCCCATTTAAGATGTCTAATACGCTTATGGCATCCGTACGCGGCCTTTTAGCCCCGTATCTTTCACCCGCGGGTATGGTGGGATAAAATGCCAGCCGCTATAACTACCTTACGTACAACTATTGCTACAGCCCTTGCTAATCCTGGCGTATGGACAGTATTTAATTATCCGCCAAGTACTATGCAGAGTAGCGCCATAGTTGTATCGCCCGCAGACCCATATATCACGCCAAGTAATAACTCACAGGCTGGTATAGCGCCTATGGCTAATTTTAGAATTATTATGACTGTACCGATGTTTGACAATGCCTCAAACCTAATTGGTATTGAGGATACGATAGTGGCCGTATTTAATAAATTGGCATCTAGCTCTATCGTTTTTAATGTTAGTGCAGTATCAGCGCCCAGCGTATTAAGCGTTGCTAGCGGTGACTATTTAACTGCAGATTTACAACTATCCGTACTCACGAGCTGGAGCTAACTAATGGCACTTACAGATGAAGAAAAAGCGTTTTTAATCAAAATTGGCCAAGAGTTGCCAGTAGAGGTTAAAGAGACAAAACCAAAAGACACACCTACCGAGAAAATAGGAGAATAGCCCAATGGCGATTTATCTATCCAATACCGTAGTGGCTACCCTTAACTCGGTAGTCCTATCAGACCACGTTACAAGCGCAACTATTAACCGTGCCTTTGACGAGCTAGAGGTAACAGCTATGGGCGATACAGCTCACAAGTTTGTTAAAGGCTTAGAGGCTAGCACTATAACTCTAGACTTTTTGAGCGATACAGCTGCAGCAAACGTAAACGCAACTTTGCAAGCTGCCTGGGGTACAACTGTAGCCCTGACACTTAAGCAGACAAGCGCCGCAGTATCAGCGACTAACCCGCTATACAGCACTACTGTTTTGGTTAATAACACACAAGATATTAATGGCGCTGTTGCAGACATCGCTACACAAAGCATTACTTTTACTTGTAACTCACCAATCGTAATTACAACCGCACCATAACAAAAAAGAAAAGGGGCTAACACAATGGCAAAACTCAAGATAACAAGGGCTGACGGCACAGTATCGGAGCATCCGATAACGCCAAAAATCGAGTGGGCCTTTGAGTTATACGCAAAAAAAGGTTTTCATAAAGCCTTTAGAGATGATGAGAAACAGAGCGATGTTTACTGGCTAGCGCACGAGTGCCTTAGGTCAGCTGGCGTTGAAGTACCTGTTTTTGGAGCGTTGTTTTTAGATACCTTAGCTAAGGTTGAGGTATTGGACGATGACCCTTCGCAATAGTGGGGCGCGGTAGTTTTGGTTACCTCATAGCGCAGCTAGCCGTAGAGACGGGTATCGCGCCCCAGTATTTACTAGACCTTGATAACGAGATGTTTAAGAATATGCTCAAGGTTATAAACGATAAAGCTAAGGAGCAACAAAATGCCAGTAGAGGTAAAAGGCGCCCTTGAGCTACGCAAGGCTATTAAAAAGTTTAGCCCTGAGTTAGCGAAAGAGACTCGTAAAGAGTTAGCAAACCTTTTAGCCCCTATTGTAAAAACTGCTCGTGGCTTTGTGCCTAATACTTCGCCTTTATCGGGCTGGGGTAAAGCCCCTACAACTACGGGCAGATTCCCAATATGGGATAGTGGCGCAGCTAAAGGCGGCATAGGTTATAAAACTTCACCCTCAAAACCTAATAATCAAGGCTTTAGAGCTATAGCTCGTATTGTAAACGCAAGTGCGGCAGGTGCTATCTATGAGACTGCAGGGCGCGTTAACCCGCAGGGCAGAGAGCAGGCAGGATTAAAACAGGTTGTTTATCCTGGTCACGCAGATTTTGGCAAGATGGTGCGCTCAGGTACCAAGAGCCAGGGCCGTAGCTCTAACCCACAGGCTGGTAAACAGTTTGTAGAAGCTATAAACGCTAACGGTCAGATAGTGGATGCTAATAACCAAACTGGGGCAGGCAAGCGCTCTCGTAAAATGAAAGGCCGCGCTATCTTTAGAGCCTGGGCTAATGATGGCGGCAAGACTAACGCCGCTGTGTTAAAGGCTATAGAAAATCAAAAGATTAAGTTTTATAACGCTATGGGGGTTAAATAATGGCTATTGACCCATCCGTAGTTATAAATATAGCCGCCGAGTACACAGGCAAAAAGGCTTTTAGTAAAGCCGAGACAGCTACAAAGCAATTAACTAAAAGTGTTAAAGGTTTAGCTGGCGCTTTTGGTTTGGCTTTTGGTGCAGCTGGAGCGATGCAAGCCGTTAAGGCTTTTGCCGCCGATGATAAAGCCGCCAAGATATTAAGCAAAACTTTAGATAATTTAGGCCTTGCCTTTGCTGACCCAGCGGTTAAAAAGTTTATAGGTGAATTAGAAAAGCAATACGGCGTACTGGATGATAAATTACGCCCTGCGTATCAGATGTTACTGACCAGTACGGGCAATTATGTTAAGTCACAAGATTTACTACGCACAGCTCTAGACCTTAGCGCTATGAGCGGCGTTGACGTGGTCAGCGTGGCAGCCGATTTATCAAAGGCCTACCAGGGTAATACCCGTGGCTTAATGAAATACCAGCTAGGCCTGACTAAGACTGAGTTAGCAGCTATGAGCTTTGAGGAGATTTTAGCCCAGGTGGCTAAGGTCAGTAGTGGCCAAGCTCAGATAGCAGCTGACTCTTACGCTGGCTCGTTAGATAAATTAACTGTGGCAGGTGCTAACGCTAGTGAGTCACTAGGTAAAGATTTAGTTACAGCCTTGTCAACTTTAGGCGGCTCGGGTGGCCTGCCTAAAACTCTTGCCCTTGTAGAGTCAGTAGCTAGCGCTGTAGGCGATGCTGTTATCGGCTTTGCTCGTCTTATACGCGTTATAGATATTATTACTGGCAGCGGTAGCCCTATAGAGATGATTAAGCGCCTTAATGCTTTTACTAAAGAGTACAAGGCAGCCGATGCAGCCGAGCGTTTAGCAGCTGCAGGCGGTGGTGGCTTTAGCTCATACAATGCTAAAAAGGCAGCCGATGCGCTAGCGCTAGCAAACGCTAAAAAGATTACTAAAGAAACTAAGTCAACAGCGGCAGCGGCTTTAGCTGCGGCCAATGCTAAAAAACTATCTTTAGCTATAGATAAAGCTAATGCAGCTCTGGCTAAGGGCGCAGATGTTTTTGACTTAGATAAAATACAGCTTAACGCGGCCTTAATTGGTCAGGCTGAGGCGCTAGGCAAAGCCACTACTGGCGCACAGATATTAGCTATAGCTAACGATGTACAGCGCCTAAGGGTTAAGCAAGATATAAACGCCCTGGAAGATGCAATAGCCTCAAAGGATACGGCATCTATAGAAAAGGCTACAACTAAACTAAACAAAGATTTAGCGATACTAGACACTTTACAAAAGCAAGATGCAACATTATTAAGTATAAGTAACATTATAAAAAGTCTTAAGCCTGTAGATTTAATTAACCTAGAAAATCTTGCCCAAGCCGCACTTATATTAGCCTCTATGGGCGGTGGCAAAACTAGCCCCCAGGCTTTTATGCCTGCCCCTATTAGCAGCGGCCTCCCTAACCTAACTGCAGCTGTGGCTGGTCTTAGCCTTAATGTGCCAGTAGCGGGTAGAGACTTTAACCCTACCCAAAATGCAGACCGCAACTACACTAATAATGTAATTAACGTAACTGCAGGCGTAATTGGTGATGAGAATATAATCGTAGATGCTGTGCAAAATGCTCTTAATGAGATAGCCCGCCGAGGCTACCTAACTACCTATGCGGGAGCGTTGCCAGCGTGACCGTGCCAACAATTAACGCTGTTATTAACTTTAGTACTGGCCCTAGCTTTGCTCAAGCTATGATTTTAGACAGCGGCATATTGGGTACTAATATCTTGGCAGACAGCGCTAGCGTTATCGTGGACGTATCTAACGTAGTTGACAGCATCCAAACTATCAGAGGCCGTAACGCCCAGGCTGACCAATTTCAAACGGGTACGCTTACTATGCGTATAGTTGACCAAAATGGAGATTTTAACCCCCAAAATGGTAGCTCACCGTACACAGGACTTTTAACACCTATGCGTAAAGTACAGATTACGGCTACATACGGTGCAACTACTTACCCTATCTTTGCTGGCTTTATTACTAGCTATACAACTACTACACCTAAAAATGCTAATGACGTTGTTTATACCACGATACAGGCGGTAGATGCTTTTAGACTTGCTCAAAATGCACAGATTAGTACCGTGGCGGGCACCTCAGCGGGCCAGCTTAGCGGTGCAAGAATTAACGCCTTACTAGATGCTATTAGCTGGCCTACCTCAATGCGTGACGTAGATGCAGGCTTAACCACAATGCAGGCAGACCCAGGCACAGCTCGTACAAGCCTTGCAGCTATGCAGACTGTAGAGACTAGCGAGTACGGCGCTTTGTATGTAGATGCAGCTGGCTCGTTTGTCTTTCAAGACCGAGCTGTTACAGCTGGTAGTAGTGGGGCTACGCCCGTAGTGTTTAACGATAATGGCACAGGTATTGGCTATTTTAATGCGGTGTGGCGCCTTGACGATACCCTAGTTTACAACTCAGCCAGCATTACCCGTACGGGTGGCACGGCTCAGACGGCGATAAACCAAGCCAGCATAGATAAGTACTTTGTGCATAGTTACAACCAACAAAACTTGCTAATGCAAACCGATGCCGTAGCCCTGGACTATGCACAGGCGTACGTTGCATCTAGAGCTGAAACAAGTATTAGATGCGATGCTATTCAGCTAGACCTCTATACCGATAACTACACAGCTGGCACGGTTGCAGCCCTGGGGCTTGATTACTTTGACCCAGTAACTATTACAACTAACCAACCTGGGGGTTCAACCCTTACTAAGACTTTGCAGGTGTTTGGCGTAGCTCAAAGCATTACGCCTAACAGTTGGAAAACAACACTTACCACTTTAGAGCCGATTATAGACGGCTTTATACTAAACTCATCCCTATACGGTTTGCTTGACAGCGGCGTATTAAGTTACTAAGGAGATAGACTATGGCAGCTGGATTAGGTTTTAAGACCTTTACTACTGGCGAGGTACTTACGGCAGCTGACACTAACGGCTACCTTATGCAAGGCGTTTTGGTGTTTGCATCATCTGCAGCCCGCGCCGCAGCTATTACCTCACCACAAGAGGGGCAGTATTCTTACCTTAAAGATACAAACTCTACAGAGTATTATGACGGGGCCGCGTGGATTGCTGCACCTATCGGTGACATCACAGGCGTTACAGCTGGCACAGGTATTAGCGGCGGTGGCACAAGCGGCACCGTAACTATTACTAACTCTATGGCTACAGAGATTACTGCAGCTGGAGATATTATCGTAGGCACAGGCTCAGGTACTTTTGATAATTTACCTATTGGCACTACTGGCCAGTTATTAACTGCAGATACAACAGTAAGCCCATACAAAGTAAAATGGGCAACCCCAACAGCATCATCTAGTGGCTTAACACTTATTAAGCGCGCCTCAACTTCAGGCGCAGTATCTACCGGCACCACTTTTGATAGCGTTTTTTCATCAACTTATAAAACTTATCAAATAAATATCGAACAATGGTATTCAGCTACTAGAGATGATGACGGGCTTTTTCAAACTAGAAAAGCAACCGTTACAGCAAATAGTAATAATTATGCAGCTGCTAATGAGTGGACTGAAAGCAACACGACAGTTAATTTAAGTGTATCTAATGCATCAGCCATTACAATAACAAAAGAGTTGGGTGGCGCTGGTTATTATAGAGCCACACTAACCATTATGTTTACTCCTGGTGGGGCAAGTGATGCGCCATTGGGTTATTGGAACGGTGCATCGGGCGGCAGTAGCGGGATGATGCAGCCAAGAGGTGCGTTTTTTACTACTTTCCACTCTCAACCTGACGGTTTTATTTTATCCACAGCATCAAATATGACTTGCACAGTAGCAGTCTATGGATTGGCGGTTTAATAATGACAACAAAAGAAGAAATTATTGCAGCAATAAAAGCAGAAAATCCAACACTACGGGCAGGTAGTGATGAAGACGGATATGTAGATTTAACTGTTGAGGAATATGAAGCAGAAGTAAATCGGTGGGCTGATGCTCGTTTGACAAAACTAGCAAACAAAGAAGCCTTAAAAAAAGCCGAAGCAGACAAAAAAGCACTTCTAGCTAAGTTAGGCATTACTGCCGATGAAGCAAAGCTACTTTTAAGTTAAATGCAGACTAGCTACAACGGCTGGCCAGCATCTAAAGAGCAGGCCGAGATAGGCATAAAAGCCTACAAGGTAGAGGGCACAAGCCTCAAACTGCGATGCGCTGAAAAGGTAGCGCCGTTGCTCATTAACTTTGCTAAAGAGTTTAACGAGCTAATAGAGCCGTTAGAGGGCGGGGCGCTAGATGATTGGGGCTATTGTTACAGAGACGTAAGAGGTGTGCCAGGTAAATTAAGTAACCACAGTAGCGGCACAGCTATAGACCTTAATGCGAGTAAGCATCCTTTAGGCAAGGTAGGCACGTTTGATACGGCTAAAGTACCAATGATTAAAGCTTTAGCTAAAAAGTATGGTTTAACGTGGGGCGGGGATTGGGCTAGAAAAGATGAGATGCACTTTGAGATAAACCTAGATGCGGCTAAAACAGCTGCACTAATTACTAAGTTAGGAGCAAAAATATGAGTGATTTAGCACAAGCCAATATACCTAATAGCACGGTAACGCTTTTAGCCTCAGCTGCACGTACTACAACTGCATCTGCAGCTGGCGTTAGCGGTTTTGCAGCGGCTAATAATCTTGTAATTCAATTAAACGTAACTGCAGCAAGTGGCACTTTACCTACGCTGGACGTAGTAGTACAAGATACGGTAGATGGCACTAATTACGGCACTATTGCTACTTTTACTCAAGCCTCAAGTGTTACTAAAGAGGTAATACGTTTGGCTACACCTTTTACAGACACCCTGCGGGTAGTTTATGTAATTGCTGGCACTACCCCATCCTTTACCTTTTCCGTACTGACCTACGCAGACGCTTAAAAAGCCTGCGTTATTAAATCAACTAAGGGCAGAAAAGAGCTAATAAATGAAAGAGCAACTAAAGGCAGCCGCCTTGTCTTACCTACGTGCAGCTCTATCGTGCGTGGGCGCCTTGTATCTATCGGGCATTTCAGACCCTAAAGTACTAGCTAATGCTTTTCTAGCTGGGCTAATTGGGCCAGTACTTAAAGCTATAGCACCTAATGAGAAGCAACTCGGGATAGGCGCTAAGTAGGTGTCGCAGGCCCAGGCATACATAGCGGTAGCGTTGGGGATTGCTACCCTTTCAGGGCTTATGGCTGGGCTTGTGCGCCACCTTGTTAAGTATTATTTATCCGAGTTGAAGCCTGACGGTAACGGCGGGCATAACCTAGTAGGCCGTGTAGAGCGTATAGAGATACGAGTAGACCGTATATATGAGATGTTGCTAGAGGACAGGCTTAATAAATAGGGCGTGTCGCGTTGCCTTTTGTCGGTGGGTAGGTTCATACTTTAACTACACGCTGAGAGGGCTACTCGGTTAGTAGCTTTATCGGCCTTAACAAAGGGCGAAAGATGAACAGTTTAGACTTAATGGTAGTTGGTATGGTTTGCTTATTTATGGGCTTATTTATCTATGCAGCTTATGAGATGGG